TAAAAGACGCAATTGACAAAAAGTACACCCTAGTGTTTTTTTTTCTTTCTTTTTCTTAAAACTCATGTAATAATGGGTATGTATAAAGGCTTTCAAGATGTCAGATAAACAAATTCACGTAAAAAAACGGAACGGCAGACTTCAAAAACTAAACATTAACAAAATAAACTTGTGCGCTGAAAGAGCGTGTGAAGATATTGATAATGTATCAGCTAGTGAAGTTGTATTAGATGCGCACGTTCAATTTTATGATAAAATTACTACCAAAGAAATAGATAAAGCACTTATCTTAAGCGCACGACAAAAAATTGAAAAGGAACCCAATTACTCTTACGTTGCTTCTAAGTTATTACTTTTTAACATCCACAAAGAAGTTTTCGGGGAAAGCCGAGATAGCGACGCCTTTGAACATCAATATAAATTAGCATTTATTAGAAATACCAAAAAACTTGTCCAAGAAGAAATTTTAGATGAGAGATTACTAGATTTTGATCTTACCAAACTATCAGATGCTCTAGTGTTAAGCCGGGATTTAAAATTTAAATACTTAGGTTTACAAATTTTATATGACCGGTATCTTCACAACGTGAGTGGCCGCCGCATGGAAACACCTCAGGCGTTTTGGATGCGTGTAGCAATGGGACTAGCTCTAAATGAAAAAAATAAAGAATCAAAAGCAATTGAATTTTACGGGGTACTGTCTCAGTTTCATTTATGTTGTTCAACTCCTACTCTGTTTAATAGTGGCAGTACCCATAGCCAGCTTTCTAGTTGCTACCTTAATACTTTCGACGATTCCATTGATGGCATATTTGAAGGTCTGTGGCAAGAAGCTAGAAAAAGCAAGTACGCTGGAGGTCTTGGCTTCGATGTTACTAACTTCCGTGCTTCTAATTCTTATGTTAAAGGCACTAATGGTAAGTCTTCTGGCTTAATTCCATGGCTTAAAATTTACAACGACACACTAATTGCAGTAGATCAAGGAGGCAAAAGGCCGGGGGCTGGCTGTGCGTATCTTGAGCCATGGCATTTAGATTTCGAAGACTTTCTTGATTTAAAGAAAAACACGGGAGATGAACGACGTAGATGCCATGATCTTAATACCGCCAACTGGATTCCAAACCTATTCTTAGATCGAGTAGAAAAAGACGGGGAATGGTATCTATTTTCCCCCTCAGACGTAGACCTGCATAATTTGTGCGGAACAGATTTTAATAAAAAATACAAGAAGTACTGCCTTATGGCCGATGAGGGGGAGCTACCCAATCACAGGATCATAAAGGCAAAAGACTTGTGGAAAAAAATGCTACGAACACTGTTTGAGACAGGTCACCCTTGGATGACCTTCAAAGACAATGCTAACTTCCGTTATTCGAATAAACATTTGGGAGTTATTAATAGCTCGAATCTATGTACCGAGATTTTTTTGCATACCAAACCGTCAAAGTTTAAGAACGGTGAAAAAACTGAGATCGGAGAAACTGCCGTATGCAATTTGAGTTCAGTTAATTTAAAAGAGCATCTTAAGAAAGATGGTAAATTAGACTTTAAACTTTTAGCTAAGACCATCGCCACTCAAATGCGGATGCTGGATAATGTAATTGATTTAAATTTTTACCCCACCAAAGAAGCTGAGAAAGCTAACATGAGCCACCGGCCAGTCGGTGCTGGAAGTATGGGGTGGGCTGATGTTTTTCACTCTTACGAGGTTAATTTCTCTAGCGATGACGCTGTTAAATTTTCTGATGAACTTTATGAATTTATCTCTTATCACTGTATTCTGAATTCCAGTAAGATTGCTAAAGAAAAAGAGTCCTACTCCACTTACGAAGGGTCACTTTGGGATCAAAATATATTACCCATTGACACCTATAAAGAGCTTATGGTTTTTCTCGATGAAAAACCTATCATTCATAGGGGTAAAAAATTCTGCCCCGAAGTAGAGTGGAAATATCTTCGTCAGCACATTGCAGAAAACGGAATGCGTAACAGCAATACCATGGCTATTGCCCCGACGGCCACCATATCTTACATACAAGGGTGTTCCCCGTGCATAGAACCTGACTTTTCTGTCCTTTTTGTTTATGAAAATAAAAGCGGTAATCTAACCATTATAAACGAGTGGTTTATAGGTGAATGTCGCAAAAGAGGGATCTGGAACCAAGCCATGATTGATGCCATAAAGGACGTAGATGGCGATCTCAGCCGTTTAAATGGAGATATCCCCCCAGACCTTAAGGATCGGTTCCGTACAGCCTTTGATCACGACCAATTCAAGCTTATTGATGGTGCTGCTGCCAAACAAAAGTGGATTGATATGGGTCAGTCTTTAAATTTATTTAATAAAACTACCTCTTTAAAATATTTGCATGATTTGTATTTTTATGCTAAAAATAAAGGACTCAAGAGTACGTATTATCTAAGGAATCGAAGTGCCAGTGAAATCGAGAAAGCAACTGCGCCTAGTAGTAACGGTGGTGATAGTAACTCAGGTGATACTAATTCTCTTGAGCCTACTGCTGCGTCTTGTAATATAGACGGAACATGTGAAAGTTGTCAGTAATGAGTAAAACGGGATTTTTGTTGGAAGAAGAAGTTGGTGGGGTAAATCAAATTTTACCACACAAACACGAATATGCGTGGGACTTGTTTCTCAAGGGGGTAGCCAACAACTGGTCCCCTTCCGAAATAAACATGAGTGATGACATTGAGCAGTGGAAAAACGGAACACTAAGCAAAGATGAAAAATTACTTGTTAAAAGATGTCTCGGTTTTTTTGCTGGAAGTGAATCCTTAGTTGGCAACAACCTGCTTCTTAATGTTGCGAGGTGGATAACTGATGCTGAGTGCGGTCAGTACATTATGCGACAAGCTTATGAAGAGTCTCTCCATAACTGGACAGTTGTTACTTGTTGTGACTCTTACTCTCTCAGGGTTAATGAAGTATATGAAGCTTATTTAAATATCCCATCGATTAAGGCTAAGGATGATTTTTTGATGGAGATTACCACGAATATAAATCGACCCGATTTTTCCATCAAGACGGTAGAGGGGAAAAGGGAGTTTTTAAGAAATTTAATTACATATTATATTGTATGCGAGGGTACGTTTTTCTTTAGTGGTTTTGCCATGTTACTAGCCCTTGGTAGACAGAACAAACTTCCGGGACTCTCCGATCAAATACGATATACTTTGCGAGATGAAAGTTTACATATACAATTTGGAACCTATTTAATTAATACAATTAAAAAACAATACCCATCGGTGTGGACAAAAAAATTCGAAGAAGAAACAGTGAAGCATGTCAAAAAAGCTGTAGAGCTTGAAGTAAAATATGCTCACGATGTTCTTCCCCGAGGAATCCTAGGATTAAATGCGGATATGTTTGTTGAGTATATGCAGTACATCGGCAATCGACGGCTTGAGGGAATTGGAATTGACTTTCAATTCGACAGCGACCAAAATCCCTTCCCGTGGCTTTCAGAGGTCGTAGATGCAGTGGCAATGACCAATTTCTTCGAAAGAAAGGTGAAGGATTATCAAAGTTCAGGTGTCCTAGAAGATGACTTTTAAGTGTAATAAACTTATGGGAGCGTACTGGATTCGATTTAGATTCTTACGCCAAATTGCAAGCAGAGGATGATAGCTGGCCTCTTTAAAAAACTGTCAAAAAACCTAAATGCCAACAATAACGTTGACATGGCCCCTTCACTAGCTGAAGCAGACGAGATTCTCGCTCGTTTCGGTTGGACTGAAGAGGTCGCGCTGGCAGCATAGTTCTGCCCCGTCCTACTCTGGATGCTCGTTAAAGAGCTAGGGCGACGACAGCGAGCAAAAACTAGTTGTAAGGTAGAGACCGTCTAGTATAAAAAATCGGCTCCAAAACTCGTACAGGCCGTTTGTCGGTGACATGCCAAGCGAGTACTAACACCGACTAAGCTTGTAGTACATTTGAGCAGACGGCTCTAAAGACGCGGGTTCGATCCCCGCCGCTTCCACCAAATCTAGATGGATACCTTACTCATACAATTAGTAAAAAGGTACAGGCGGGAAATGAAAGACTCCAAAAATGAAGCCGAAAGAAAAATTCTGCGTAAAGTGATCAGGGATTTAGAAAAAATGATTTACAGTTACCAACCGTCTGCAACCTATACGATAACTAAATGGAGCAGCTAAATTTATTTCACCTTGCCTAGTATATCGTCTTCGTAGATTATCCCCCACCATGACACGTCCCGATTGTCTCCTACCACCCAATACTCTTGTGGTCCCAAGGTAAACGGACCTTCATTCACGTTAAAGCCAAGGCCTTCCCAGTTAAATTCATCTATAAATTCTCGGCCATTTACATAAATAACACCCCTCCTTATCTCCACGACCTCATAAGGAAGAGCAACAACACGCTTAACTAAAAACTCCCCGAATCCCCAGTGCCAAAAAGCTACCACATCTCCCCGATCAGGGCTCTGTAGATCATAGGACAGCTTATTAACGAGAATAACGTCCTTATCATCAATAGACGGGTCCATAGATGCCCCGTCCACGAGAAAGACCCGATACCCGAACCTAAAAACTCCCGCCAAAATAGTAACCAGTATCAAAAGCCGGATTCCCCACCAAATATCTTCTTTTTTAAATTTAAAATTCATTTTAGTCCCCTAGCTAGACCCTTTATAATAGCGAAAAAATACATAAAAAAAATTTAAATAACTAATAATTTTTTGGTGTAATTAGAGTTAAGCTTATGATGGATGCACAAATTATTCTAAATATTGCCTTTGGCACGATTATGTTTCTGGGTGGGTGGCTAATGAAGCTTATCTTGGGTCACATCAACGAAATCAAATCAAATCACGAAAAATTACTTATAAAACATATTGAGGACATGGAGTCCCTACTAGAGAAACATACCAACCTAGCCCTCTCGATGCCAGAGAAGTATGTCTCCAAAGATGACTTCCAAACCTTTGTAGAACGCATAGATCATCGATTTAACAGGATTGAAGAAAAACTCGACAATCTTCTTAAAAAATAGTTTCATTCTTCCGGCAGAAGGCATATAATGAGATATGCTGTCTATTTATAGTACTGCTTTTAATGTAATTAAAAATAACTTTGATTACAAAGATGCAGTTAAAAACTTCTGCCTTTTTGCCCAAGAGGTAGTCATTTCAATAAACAAGAGTGACGACGACACGTGGGAAGCCTTCGAGGAACTCAAAAAGACCTATGGAAATCTCACCACCATCCCTGCCAGCGTAAGCTATGACGACCCCTGCATTGATGGAAAATTATTTAATTTAGCCCTTCAAAATACTACTCAAGAATTTAAGATTCTTCTTGGATTAGACCAACGAATCCCGCTCAGGCAGCGAGAGAACTGGGAACAGCTAGCTTACTCTCTGAGGTTTGCCCCTCATGATGCATACCTTATTCCTGTTTTAGACCTTTGGGGGAGCGAGAAAAAAATTCGATGGGACCCAGAAGCCAATGTAAGTTTTCAATGGTTTCTTCACAAAGAGGGGCTAGAGAGAGGTGTCGTAGATTTTGCCCGACTGCCTAACGGCAAATTTGATCCATCAAAAAGTGATTCAAGTGAATTAATTTACCCCGATGGAAAGCTCGTAAGACATGAGCATTATCTACAGGGAGGGAATCCAACAAATTTAAAAAATTACTTACTTGCGCTAGAAGAACAGTCAGTGTATGTTTTTCACTTGGGCTACATGAACTTTGAAAATAGAATTAAAGTTAATGAAGATATCTGGCGCGAGCAGTGGGAAGAAATTAGACCTCCAGAAAAGAGAGAGAATGCTGTTGCATTAAATGTAGAAGAGTTAAAAAAATATCCAACATTTGAACATAATCTAAAACTTTGGCATGAATAAAAAATTAGGACTAGTCGGTTGCGGTTATTGGGGACCCAATATCGTAAGGAATATACAAAAATTAAAAGGTGCAGACCTTGAATTCCTTGTAGATAAAAGCCCCGAGGCCTTAAACAAGCTATCGGTGACCACATCTCTGTATTCTGATTTAGAATCAGCACTAGAACGACACCGAGAGGTTGAAGGGGTCATCATTGCCACTCCCATTTCTACTCATTTTGAGCTCGCAAAAAAAGTGCTAGAGTCTGGAAGGAGCGTTTTGATACAGAAACCAATGACCATGAACGCAGAAGAGTGCGACGTTTTAATGGACATTGCAAAATCCAAAAATCTAGTGATAATGGTTGCACACACCTTTTTATTCACTGGGGCGGTAAGGAAACTTAAGGAACTTGTGGATTCCAATCACCTTGGTGACCTAAAGCACCTAGACTCTTGCCGGATTAACCTTGGTCTTTTTCAACGAGACTCTAATGTCGTGTGGGACTTAGCTCCCCATGACTTTTCTATCTTGAGTTATTTAATTGGAGATAGAAAACCACTATTTTTATCAGCAGTGGGTTCAAGCCACACCCCGAAAGGCAACGCAGATGTTGCCAATATTTCTGTTCAATATGAGGATGGCTTTTCAGCCCATATCCACGTAAGTTGGTTTTCCCCAATTAAGGTTCGTAATTTAATCCTTAACGGAGATGAGAGGATGGTTGTTTACAATGATAACAAGCCCTCAGAAAAAATTATGATCTATGATAAAAGCGTAAGCTATGACGACAGTGTTTTTGACTATAGGTCAGGAGATATGTTTTGCCCCAAGCTAGAACACACCGAGGCAATTGAAGAAGAAATCAAGCATTTTTGCGAATGTATGAACGGAGCAGAATGTATTTCTGGTCCCGAACTAGGTAAAAAGGTTGTTAAATTAATCGAAGCCACCAATAAATCCATTGGGTTAAAAGGGGAGCCATTTGATGTACAGTAATGTTAAAGACTCGAAGATAGGTACAGGCGTAAATATTTATAGCTTTTGTAACATCTATGGATGTACTATTGGAAATGAAACACAAATAGGTGCTCACGTAGAAATCCAGCGGGGAGCCGTCATCGGTAAAAGTTGCAAAATTTCTAGCCACTCCTTTGTTTGTGACGGGGTTACCATTGAGGATGGCGTTTTTGTGGGTCATGGAGTAATGTTTATTAATGATCGCAAACCCAAATCCTGCAACGAAAATGGGAGCAAACAGAAAGAGGGCGACTGGACTTTAGAAAAAACAGTAATTAAAAAAGGGGCATCGATTGGCTCTAATGCTACAATTTTATGTGGCATCACTATAGGTGCGGGCGCGATAGTCGGCGCAGGGTCTGTAGTTACCAAAGATGTACCTCCAGAGTCTATCGTTTGTGGAAACCCAGCGCGAGTAAAAGGAAATTAAATGAAAGTTAAATTCTTAGACTTATCTCAACAAAATAAATATATAAAGAAAAAATTAATGTCAGAATTTTCTGATATTATTGACAATACGGCTTATGTTTCCGGAAAAAGAGTGGAAGCCTTCGAACAGGCTTTTGCAGAGTATTGTGATGCAAAATACTGTGTGGCTACAAGTAGTGGAACCTCTGCATTACATGTAGCTCTTTCATGCTATAAGCACAAAGGTGAAGTATTAACTACCCCCAACAGCTTCATAGCTACAAGCGAAGCCATTTCCTATTGTCCAGATTTAAAACATAAGTTCGTAGATGTAAATTGGACTGGAAATATGGACTTTGAGGAAGCTGTTAAAAAAATAAATTCTAAAACACGATTCATACTCCCCACGAGTCTCTATGGCAATCCATGTGATTTATTAAGCTTAAAAGTTCTAGCAAATCATAGTAACGCTGTATTAATAAACGATGCAGCACAGGCACACGGAGCAGACCTTAATGGAAAAAAAATTGCCTCTCAAATTATGCTGACGTGCTTCAGCTTCTATCCCGGCAAAAACCTAGGAACCTGTGGAGAGGGGGGCGCTGTAGTTACTAATTCCAAACACCTTTACGAATTAATGAAGTGCTTAGTAAATCACGGACAAACCAAAAAGTACTATCACTCTTTAGTAGGATATAATTACAGAATGAGTGAGATAGAAGCCGCAGCCTTGAATATTAAACTACCTTACCTAGACGAATGGACTGACCAGAGAATCAAAGCCGCGCATAGATATAGGGTTAATTTAGCAGAGAATGGAAAAGTCAAGATGCTACAAGTCAAAGAAAACACTCGCTGCGTCTACCACATCTTTCCCATCTTCATTAAAAACAGAAATAAAGTTCAAGCCGAGTTGCTTAAAGAGGGGGTTCAAAGCGCTCTTCATTATCCGAAGCCCATACACCTCCAAAAAGCCTATAAGCATCTAAAGCACAAAAGGGGAGACTTTCCAGTGGCCGAGAAACAGGCGTCCATGGAATTAAGTTTACCGATGTATCCGGGAATAACCCCAAAAGAAATTGATTATGTTTGTAAAAAATTGGAAGATATTTTATGAAAATTAAAACTTTTGGTTATAAAGAAACTCCCGGTGGATATTTAGAAGTTCTAGAAAATGAATGGAAAAAATTAGGCCACCAAATTGTTGATGATGGTGAATATGATATTATTTTTAATATAGATAGATCGCAAATCGAACACGCAGAGGAAGAAAGAAAAAGGACGCAAAAACCTTTATACTGCTTGATACTAGATATGGGTTACAGCCATCAAAATGGTTATTTTTCAATATACGATAGCAATTTAGTAAACAATGAAAGGCCAATATATAAAAAATGCTATAAGTTAATGACCATCTCGAATGAAACTAGTCGGGTACTTAAAGAATTTACTGGATTAGATTCCGAAAATGTTGGCATACCAGCATTATCTTATGAATATCCACTAAAAGATAATTATAAGAAAAGAAAAAGAGGAAATTATATATACTATTTTGGTAGACCTCTTGACCCGATCAAAAATATTGTTACTGTTTTACAGGCTATAAGTGGTACAGATATTGAAATATATTTTTCTGGAGAACAGTGCCCGCCACAAATTTTTTCTTCTATCGCCCCAAATATTAAGGTAAAAAACTTTGGTTGGTTAGACAGAGCGGAAGTCAACGAGCTTATAAAAAAAGCCAGACTACTAATAGCTCCAGAACTGTATACTGGATTAGGAATGCAGCCAATTGAAGGCGCATTAATGGGAACACCCTGCTTAAGTGCTGACATAGAAATTAAAAAAGAAATATGGGGAAATATACTTCCGATGTATGAAGCCGGCGACCCACTGGACTGTCGTATCAAAATACAAAACTTTGACTTAAGTCAGGTAGATATGAAAGAGGCCAGAAAAATAGCTTCTTGGTATTTACCAAAAAATGTTGCTAAAAGAATCCTACTTGAAAAACTCCCAAATAAAAATGAAGATAGGATTGATAGCCTCAGCGTATAACTGTGCCCAGTTTTTAGAGGACTGCCTAAAGCCTTGGGAAATTTTAAAAAAACAGAGCGAACACGAGTTATGCTGCAGTTTTATCCATAACTGCTTTAAAGAAAACAAAGAGCTTCACCTGCCTATCGAATCAAGTGATGGTACAGCTAAAATTTTAGAACAAAAACATGACGATGGAACAATAGACTATTATAACTTTTCAACCGAATATCTTAGAGAGCACGAAGCTAGAAATGTATGCCTAAAAAACGTACTCCAAGAAAATGTAGATTACGTATGGACATTAGGGCTGGATGAGCTTTATACTATTGATGAAATAGAAAAGATATTAGCCTTTGTAGAAGCCAATCCCTTTGTAGATTGGTTTAAAATTAATTACAAAAACTATATCTTTGATGGTAAACAGTGGGTGGATGGATTTTGTCCTCCTAGAATTTTTAAAGTAAATACACATGCAGGATTAAAAGAATTGTATTATGATGATGATTTTATTTATACAGATGGAAGTGATTATAAAAAACTGTCTAACCTCGAAGTCCCCAAGGTAATTGCCCACGTTAAACACATGACTTGGCTTCACAGCAACGGTAAAGCTAAAGTTGAATACCAGAAATTACGCTGGGGAGACAATGGATGCAGCTATTCGTGGGAATATAAAGAGAATAAATTGAAATTTAATGAAAATTTTTATAAAATTACCAATAAACCCCTACCAATTATAAATTATGAGTGAAAAACGTGAAATGAAGTTATGGCTTTGTGGAATAACACAAAATCGCCTTAAAGATATCGATGAAATGACCAAGGATACTCACCAATATTTTGATGGTCTTGTTTTTGTTGATGGCTATTCCAGTGATGGGACTTTTGAACTCCTTCAGGAGCGGAAGGGAAAAGGCGAAATCCTTCAGCGCAGATGGACAAATGATCACGACTTTCAAATGAATGAGTTTTTGCGCCAAGGGCCCATGAAAAATGGGGATTGGTTTGTGACCCTAGATTCTCCCGACAGACTGGTTATAAAGTGGGTTGAGCAGCTACGAGAGGAGATAAAAGAGCTCCACAAACAAAAGGTGGGGGCTATTGCAATGGCTGGAAAAGTTTATTTAGCACAATATTTTGACCACATGTTTTATTTTCAAACCCCGCACTGGGGTTTAAATGGAATTGTAAATCAAGCAAAAAATTATTCCGAAGAAGAAAAAAAAGAATGCGTGACGAGTGTTCGTTTTGATGACCCAGTGAATTCAGCCCTACTGCACCCCGTAAAGTATTATTATGTTTATGGTCGGTCAAATCACTGTAACTTGCTTTACCAGCAGTTTGGAAATGATGTTTTACAATTTCATGAGTCTCAGCGATTACAGTTTAGAATTTTTTGTCAAAATACCCTAGGCTTAGATTTTACACTAGATTCACTTGCAGAATATATGAAGACAACTGATTGGCCTGAGTATTTTTTAGAGGTCGTAGAGCTTGAGGTTAACCTTAAAGACCTTTATAGATATCGGGTTTTAGAACAACCCTTTGAAGAAATACTTGAAAATCGTTTTGATTGGAGCATTAAAGAGTATTTCAAAAGCGGAGATAAAATCCAGAAAGACACCTCATACGTTGGGCCATTTAATACATACCGAGCCAAGGTCAAAGCCCTACAGGAATAAAAAATGATTAATCTCGCAGTCAGTGAAGCTTATGCCTTCGACTACTTGTCCATCTTACAAATAAAATGTGAGATAGATCCAAAAAAGAATTTCGCAAATTACGCTGGCTGCGTGACTCGTGTCATTGATGAAGTTGATGATAACGATAAATGGAACGAGGTAATGAATTCAGTGCATTATAAAAACCTGTACGAAGCTAACAGAAAAATTTTTGAAGCGGTTGAAGACGCCAAGGAAGATGGGGTTTTAGCTAGCTATGTAGATAGGTGCAACTACGAAAGGTTTCTAGCCAAAAAAGCACTACAAGAAAAATTTTTTCCTGAAGAAAAATTTAATGAAAAAAAACTAGGATACAAATAAAATATGCCTTCAGAAAATCATGATGAAACTGTCATAATGCGAGGCGTAGATAATGCCATGCAGATACAGCCGCCCGAGGATGGCAAGGTTGGCATTGTTAACAGTGGGGGAGGTATAGGAGACAAGATACAATTTGCCTCTATGCCTGAAAATTATTATTATAGTTTTGGAAAAAAATTAGTAGATTTGCAGCATCTATGGGTTTACGACCACAATCCATATGTCGAAAGAGTCGGTCCTACCAGTGGGGGAGTTATGGATGGAACGGTAAGTGTTGCAATAGACCTTTACAAAAACCAACTTTTTTTTAAAGAGGGTGATCAGCCCCGCATAGGTTTAATAAAATTCCAAGATGAAAAATCATACGTTTCTCAACCCGATAGATTTAAGCAGCTATTTAATATCTCCCGTGTTCGATTAAGACACCCACGGCTCTACCGTTTCGAAGAGTTACAGGGGGAAAAATTGGGGATCGTTACTGTTCATACCACAGGAAAATCCGAAGGCGGGGAAATGCCTGATCATGTTATTGATCAAATAGCTCAAAACTACAAAAGCTATTCTATCTATCAAGTAGGAGGACCAAGCGATAAAGATACCCCGTTCATAGATAGGCGCGGGTTTGGGATGTGGGAAAGTGCCCAGTTAATTGCTTCAAGTCAAATTTTTATAGGCGTAAATAGCGGGATGATGAATATAGCCCAATGCTACCCACGAGTTAACAGGAAACTAATTCTAATAGAAAATGATATATTAAAAACAGAAGATTTTGATATTTTTAAGCCCCTCACCTATTATAAAAAGGAAGTATTTTCACATTGGGTAGATTATAATTGGCAATATTATAATATTCACGATCATGATATAGGTATAACGTATAGCTACAAGAAATTATAAAATGTTTAACTGGTTTTTAAATGACTCCAATTTTACATGGGGAGACAGAATAAAGATATGTAAATTTTTTCTTAACCCCAAAAATCGATGGACACAAGATAAATATGTTCTCGATTATGAAGAAAAATGGAAAGAATACACGGGGGCGAAATATGCCCTCATGGTAAGCAGCGGTTCAACTGCTAACACTTTAATAGCACAATATGCGAAACATTTTAAGCCTAACAAAAATGAAGTAATTTTCCCCTCTGTTACATGGCAGACCTCTGTAAGCCCATGGATTAATGTGGGCTTCAATCCTAAATTTATTGATATTAATTTAAAAGATTTTTCAATTGATATTGATGCTCTAGACTCCTATCTTAAAGATAATCATAAAAAAGTAAACACAGTTTTTGTGACCTCTTTAATTGGTATTACCCCCGATATACCCCGATTAAAAACCCTATGCAATGCATATGGGGTAGATCTAAAATTAGATAATTGTGAAAATTCATTCGGAGCATATCTCGACAAGGAGGATCGTGAGTGGAAACACATTTGTTCTGAACTGACATGCTCAACATCTACCTATTTTGGGCACCAAACGACCACTGGTTCAGAAGGGGGTATGGTTTTTGCCAGTAATGAAGAAGAGTTTGTTTATTATATTCTTACGAGAAGCCACGGCTTGACTCGGGAGCTTGGAAGATACAATTTATCCAAAGATTATCGAAAGATTCTTTCCAATCGACTTGTTGACCCTCTATTTGATTTTAATTTATTGGGAAGTAACTACAGGAGTACAAACATCGCGGCCTTTATGGGTCTTTTGGATTTCGAAAGAATACATGACTATATAATTAGACGATTAGAGTTATACACCCTATATTCTTCCCATTTAGACACAAAAAAATATCTCCTCCCTACTTTTGATAGAAATAGAAGTGATGTTGGATTTTGTCTACCAATCATATCGAAAAAAAGAAAATTAAAATCAATTAAAAAATACCTCGAAGAAGAAAAAATTGAGTACCGCCCCATTATCAGTGGAAACCTCTTAAGACATACATGCTACAAAAAATATGACAATTATAAAAAATTTAAAAATGCAGAATACCTACACAAGAACGGGGTGTATGTTGGCTTACACAGCCAAGTACAAGAAGACAAGGTGTTAAAATTAGTAGACTTTCTTAATGATTTATAATACAATTATACGATGACAAAAATTTTAGTAACAGGCGTTTTAGGGCAAGACGGAGCTAATATGGCTGAATATTTACTTCGAGAGGTTCCTGATGCAAGGGTTTATGGAATGATGCGCCGAAGTGCAAACCCAAATTTTGTAAACACCCATAATTTTAGAGACAACCCCAATTTTGAATTTATTTATGGTGACCTTGGAGACGATGTTAGCATGGACAAAATTGTAAAAGACATCCAACCAGATTTTTTTATTAATTTTGCAGCAAATTCATTTGTGGGATGTAGCTGGGATATGCCCCTTCAAGTTATGGACACTAATGCCATCGGGGTACTTAGGTGTCTAGAGGCTATACGTAAATTTAAACCAGACTGTCGTTTTTATAGCGCTGGCAGTAGTGAAGAGTGGGGCGATGTAGATTATTCCCCCCAAGACATAAAACACCCCATCAAACCCCGAAGCCCCTATGGTGCCTCTAAGGCGGCAGCTAGACATCTTGTAAAAGTTTACCGTGAATCTCATGGTATTTTTGCTGTGCATGGTATTCTTTTTAATCATGAAGGAACAAAGCGGGGGGAAGAGTTTGTGACAAGGAAGATTACAAAAGGGGTCGCTCGAATAAATCACGAAATTAAAAATAATAAAAAAATATCATCCCTTCAACTAGGAAATCTAGACGCCAAAAGAGATTGGAGTGACAGCGAGGATTTTGTTGAGGGTGTCTGGCTTATGATCAACCAAAGTGAACCCAAAGATTATATTTTATCAAGCGGAGAAACTCACTCAATCAGAGAATTTGTCGAGCTTGCTTTTTCCGCCGCAGGGATTAAAGGGTACTGGGATGGGTCAGGAATAGAAGAAACTTACAATCTAGAAAATTACATAGCTGAAGAACTCAATATCCCAAATCCAGTTCTTGTTAAAATAAATAAACAATTCTTTCGCCCCGCAGAGGTTGAGTTATTACTTGGTGATTCTACCCCGATAAGAGAGGAGCTAGGGTGGACGCCTAAAGTTTCATTTGACAAACTGGTACAAAAGATGGTAGAGTTCGACCTAGATGAAAAAAAGGTCAACCAAAGCTGAAGCTACTCTTACTAAATACATTGTAAGTAAATTTCTTCCTGACCTAGCACAAAGTAGATGGCCCCACGAACGAGCTATAGCTAAAAAGCTAGTTCAAAAGTATCCTGACAAAAAATTCTGGGAAACTCTACCTCCTTATCCCAAACTGTATAGCCTGTCGTGGTTCCTTAAATTTCAATCTTACTACCTAAGTGATCACAGCTTAGTTTACAAGGCTACTGAAGAAAAGGTAGTAAAAGATTATAACTTTCAAAAAGAAAAAATTGGAGAAGATTTTAAAATTGACAAAAAGCCCAAAAACACCTTAGACTTTTTTGATTAAATATTATGTCACCACGTAAGAAAAAAGAAGAAGCCTCCATGGGAGGATCAGTAGATGCCCTTTATAAGCACCTAAAACAGAGCGATGACGAACACTACTCCTTTAGCGAGGCAGTGGACTACCGTGTCTCCAGTGGAAGCCTAAACCTCGACCTACAAATGGGCGGGGGATTAAATCCCGGGATTAATGTTTTTAGCGGGGTTGCAGGTGGTGGTAAAACTTCATGTGCATTAACCTTCGCAGCTAATTTTCAAAAAGAAACTAAAAACGCATTTGTAGTTTACATTAAGGCTGAAGGAAGAATGTCAGATAGGATTATTAAATCCACAGGCATCGATACATCAAAAGACAAATGGTTTTTATATTCTGGAAATATTTTTGAAAACGTTGGAGCTTTAATAAAAAACTGCATCGACCAAAATCCCGATAACCTAAAGTATATGTTCATCATCGATAGTATGGATGCCCTTATACTCAAGGACGATGCAGAAAAAGGCCTAGACCAAGCCGTCAAGGTCGCGGGGGGCGCGTTATTAACTTCGACATTATGTAAAAGGCTCGCGCTCAGAACCGCTCACAATGGCCATATCGCCCTATGTATTTGTCAGGTAAGAAGTAAGGTTAGTATTAACCCCTATGCCAAAGAAGACCCAAAGCTTTCTAATAATTCGGGCGGTAACGCCCTTCAGCATTATGCTAATTGGATCTTAGAATTCCAAAGCAACCATTACAAATCCTCTAAATTTTTTGGTAAGGACAAAGATGAGGCAATCGGGCACCTATGCAAAATCGCTATCCGCAAATCCATGACTGAGAATGTAGGAAAGGTAGTAGAGTACCCAATTAAATACAAATCTGAAAACGGAAGCGTCTGGGTAGAGCGCGAAATTATAAATCAATTAGGTGCGTGGGAGATGATAAAGAAAAGCGGCGCATGGATATCTTTCAATGAAGAAACTTTAGAAGACTTAACCGCTCAAGGTTATAATGTAGAAGAAAAATTTCAAGGAGAAGATAATCTACTTCGTTTTTTTGAAGAGAACCCTGAGGTTACTCGATATTTTTTCAACAAATTTAAAGCGACACTAGAGTCATTATTTAAATGAGACTTTTAAATATTCACGGAAAATTAGTTTACAAAAGCGTTGGAAAGAAACGCATTAAGTGGAACAAAAAAAGTCGTTCTAAATTACAAACTACAGCTAAAAACTTCCTTGCTGGAATTTGGAAAAAGCATATAGTTTTTGAGGAGTTTCCTGTTTATGGAACCCGTATGTCTGTTGACTTCTTAAACGCGACAAAAAAAATTGCAATAGAAGTTAATGGTAGGCAACACTCTGAATATGTGAAATTTTTCCATGGCTCTCGATTAAATTACTTTAACTCCATTAAAAGGGATGTTAAAAAAGCAGAGTGGCTGGAAATGAATGGGTTTACCTTAATAGAAATAGACAGGGAAGATGTAGAGCAGCTATCGGTGGAGTACATCGAAAAAGAATTTAACGTAACATTAATATAAAGAAAAAAGAATACATGTCTGAAGAAAAAAAATTCAATGAAGATAAACTTAAGTCTCTTAGATTAGAGAAACAGGCTTTGGGTTACTTACTCAAAAGCAAAAACAAAGAACAGGACTATTATGACGTAGCGCCGATTTTAACCGAAAGGTCCTTTGTAGATATTTATAATAAAAAAATATTCAACACGATAGTACTCCTCTTAAAAGGCGGGAATGAAATTAATACTACGTCAGTGGCTCAGAAGCTTTCTGACTGGAATATTACCCACAAAGACGGCAACGATATAGACAATTATCTCGGGGCGGTTAGTTTTACCCAATCCAACAAGAAGGGTTTTGGGGAATGCTGTAAAGACCTTTATAAGCTTTCTCTGAGAAGGGACGCTTTTGAGCGAGCCAAAGAAATTGCCGCAGCCCAATTTAGTAATGCTGATCAATCTCCCCTACAAATCATGAACGAAATAAATCGAATCGTTGATGATTTTCAGATTGGGGCTACTGATGATGTTGAGCCAACTTTTATTCTAGAAGGGTTAACTGACCATATTAAGGAGAAGGCAAACTCGCCTCAAAAAGCGGTAGGTATTCCGTGGCCCTACGAAGAACTTAATGATGCATGTGGAGGTTTACGATTTGGAGATTTACATATGATTCTGGCAGATACGGGAGCCGGAAAAACTACGCTGCTTATGGACATAGCTCTCAAGGTGGCTCTTGGCGGTCATCACGTTATTTACCTTAATACTGAAATGCAAGATGATGAAATGAGGGATCGCCTAGGAGGCATACTCTCAGGGATCGAGCCAATACTTATTTCAACCGGCCAGCTAAGAAAAGAGGTGGTAGAGTATAATAAGTTTATTGATAAAGAGGGTGAGATGGAAAGCGTGGCCGCAAAAGCAGGAAAATTTCTCATTCACAAAACAGTATCACACATGAGTATCGAGGAAGTTGAATCATACATCAAATATGTATATCACCGCTACGTGGGGAAAGGAAAACCCTGTTTAATTTGCTATGACTACCTCAAGATGACGGGTGAAAAAACAGCTGGTCACAATCAAGAGTATCAAATTATCCGCAATAAATCAGCCCAACTCAAAAGAATTGCTCTCAGCCTTAACTCTCCAGTTCTTACCGCAATTCAATCGAACAGACAGCCTGATGACGACACGTTACCCCTCAAATCAGTCCTAAAGGTTGACTCAACAGCGATGGCTATGTCTCACAGTGCCTCTTGGGACTGTTCTTTCCTCGGATTTTACAAACAGAAGGACGAAAGAGAGCGTGAACTTGACGGTCTAGACCGTGGTACTCATAAAGTTGTGCCATTGAAAATTCGAGCATGGGGACTTCGTGGATTAGATTACGAGAGGGCACTTAGAAGGGAAACTCCAGATGGATTAATCTTTCAGAAAAATCACATTAATCTACAACGAGGTATCTTTACTCTTGAGCCCCGTGGAACTCTAAGCGATATTGTCAATCGCTCTGACATACAGGGAAATGATCGAGACTCTGCTGACGCCACACAAGATGAAGAAGTATCAACAGTGAGCCGTGACGATGGAACGTTGTAGTGGGTGATATTAAAAACATAATGATAACCTTGGGGTTTAGTAACATTACTGAGCTCGCTAAAGAATATAGAGCTCTACCGATTCATCGCGAGTCGGGCAACAGCACTATCATGTCGGTTAAGAAAGACACGGGCTACTTTGTAGATTATGGAAGAAATATATCAGGCCCACTTGAAGAGCTCGTTCAGCTATGTCTAGAATGCTCCCGAGAGGATGCAAAAAAATGGCTTGAATCTGAACAGGGTTTTGTGGTAACGAGACGTCCGGTTTTTGATGCGCCAGATAAAGTTTATAAAACCCTTTCAGCTAATACTTTTGATGAGGTTATCCACGACCACTCCTACTGGGTGGGTCGCGGTATTAATGAAAATACAATGAAAGTCTTTGAGGGGGGTGTTTTTGAAAAAGGAAGAATGAAAAATCGTTACACATTCCCTATTCTTGACGTAGATAAAAAACTCGTGGGGGTTTCCGGAAGATATATTTACCCCATAAAAAAAGATTCCAAAATCCCCAAATGGAAACATATTGGAGAAAAATCAAAGTGGCAATACCCCGCATATTTTAATAGTCACATTATAGAAGAAAAATCTTGCGCGATAATAGTAGAAAGTATAGGGGATATGTTGGCTCTTTGGGAGGCAGGTATTAAAAATGTAATAGTTAATTTTGGATTAAACGTAAGTTTTGCTATAATTAACACGCTGATAAAACACGATGTAGAAAAGATTGTGTTATCCTTAAACAACGATGAAAATCTTGCAGGGAATCAAGCCGCTCAAAAAGCTCACAAGAAACTGTTAAAATTTTTTGATAGAGATCAAATCCAAATCTGCTTTCCAACAAAAAATGATTTTGGAGAAATGCAAAAGGGAGAAATTCAAAGATGGGAAAAAACAATAAAATGAAACCGATGCTCTCAGCTTCAAGGATTAAAAACCTTGAGTCTTGTACTTGGAGTTATTGGTGCAAATACCACCTCCACCTCCCAGAGACTAACAATGAAGGTGCAATGCGTGGCTCCATATGTCATTTGGTCTTTGAGCTTATACAAACCAAAAAACATAAAAAGCATTTTAAATTAATCACAAAAAGTAATCGTATTGAAAGCTCCCCTTCTATAACTAGGTTAATAAATAAACACTTAAATGCCTATGGTATAAATACTGAAGAGAATTATGAAATGATCAACGATATGATATTGGTTGGTTTGCATGACGATTTTTACTGCAAAGGAAGCACCCTGCTTGACCCCGAATATGAATTTAACTTAGAAAACGGAGACCCCGAATATGTAGTTCGGGGATTCATAGATAAGGCAGCGAAATACACAAAAGATAAAAAAATTCTAATCAAAGATTATAAGAGTAGCAAGAAAAGATTTTCAGGCAGTGAATTAACAGCTAACTTACAGGGCATGATTTACAGCCTTGTTGCAACAAAAACGTGGCCCAAGCTGAAACCGGTAGTTCAATTTTGTTTTTTAAAATTTCCAAACGAGCCCATTCAAGAACTAGAGTTTTCAAAAGAAGAACTTGCTGGTTTAGAAGTCTATCTCTCTCACTCTTATAAAATCATAAATAACTTTAACGAGGCAACGGCAAAGAGTAAATTTGCTGCAGACGAACCCTTTCCCAAAGCTGACGAAGGATTTAAAGGGCCTCTTTATTGTGGTTTTGCAAAATATCCGGGCCATCTAAAAAAGGACGGAACCCCAATGTGGCACTGTCCTTACAAGTTTGCTTTTGATTATTACGAGCTTACAGATAAAGATGGTAAAAGTCTTAAAACGGCTTTTACTGCTGAAGAATTAAACGCCAAAGATGATCAAGAGATCGTAAAAAAGAAATATGCGGGATGTCCACGTCACATACGACATGATAGTGGCGACGACGATGATTTTGGTTTTTAAACTTGACAAAGGCCCGTCCTAGGTGCTATCTTGCTGTAATGGTCTTACCACTCTTTAAAACACATTACTCTCTTGGAAAGAGTATCCTAACCCTTAATAAAAAAGGCTCCTCTATACCCAAGGGTCCAGACTCTGTGATAGATATTTGTTTAGAAAGTAAAATTAAAGAATTTTACCTCGTAGAAGACAGCATGGGGAGCTTCCTACAGGCTTACGACAGTACCAAGAATGAGGACTTAAGTTTCCGATTTGGATTACGCTTAAATGTTTGTAGAAATCGCACGGAAAAAGGAGAGGATGCTTTACGAACCACATCAAAATATGTAATTTTTGCTCGCGATGAAGAAGGCTATAAAAAGCTCATTAAAATATATAGTGATGCCGCCAGCAATGGTTTCTATTACGAACCCCGAACTGATTTTGATTTTTTAAGAGAAATCTGGGATAGTAAACACTTAGCTTTAGCAGTACCCTTTTATGACTCCTTCCTATTCAGGAATACCCTTGAAGACGGGGAGTGTATACCTGATTTTGATTTTACAGACCCCATTTTTCTTCGCGAAGAGAATGGGTTACCTTTTGATGTAATCATGCGCCGTCGTATAGAAAGTTTTTGCGAAGATAAACATGAGATGCAGGAATCTAAAAGTATCTACTATAAAAACAAAGAAGATTTCATGGCCTATTTAACAATGCGCTGCGTTAGTAACCGAACCACGTGGAGTAAGCCTAACTTTAATCATTTATCGAGTGATGAATTTAGCCTTGAAAGCTGGCAAGAAAAAAAATGACAATACAACTTACAGAAAAAGAATTAGCTTGGTGTGAAGGCCAAGCACAAAAAAGGCATGACAAAAAAAACATGCGTTTTAGGAATACTGGCATCTTAATGGAGAACGTGGACTCCTCAAAGCATAAATTTTACCTCCCACACCTTACGGGTATTGTTGGTGAAAAAGCCTACGGGAAACTAATAGGAGCAGAAGTAGATACTCGCCTCTACGACGTAAGAGACGAAGGAGAGGACTTTAAGGGGGTAGAAGTAAAAACGATTACGTATTTTGGAGCAGGAGAGCCTGAGTTAAAAATTAAAAAAGCAGAATACGAATCAAAAACCCCAGAGCTTTATGTATTAGCAAGAGTAAAAACTGATGGGCTCCGCAAAGTGGAACTACTAGGGAAGATAACTAGAAAAAACTTTGATATACATAAAAAATCAAAGCAGTACGGAGTAAATAAACCGGAAAACTGGGTCGTAGGCCTAAGTTCCATGGAACCCTTCGTAAATAAAATAGATGAAGAATTTGGATTTTAAAAATGGACTCACACTTACTTAGATTTGACAAAGATAAAACTTTTGTTTTCATTGATTTTGAAACAGAGAACCTATGCCTTAACTATCGGCAAAATATGCCGTGGCAAATGGCGATGATCAAGGCTCGCGGTGATTCAAAATTTGATGAACGTGATATAATGATTAAATGGGATCGCGAGCTCCGAGTGAGTCCTGAAGCAGCACGGATTACCCGTTTTAGTGATGAGAAATATAAAAGATTAAGAAAGCCACACGAAAAAGTTTTCCCCCTGATGGAAAAGTGGCTAGAAGAAGCAGACTATATTGTGGGACATAATATCCTTGGGTTTGATATCTATTTAATTTTAGAATTTTATAAGAAAATGGGCAAAAACGGAGCTCATTTAGTAGATAAAGTGATTGATACCTTCTGCCTCTCCAAAGCATACAAATTAGGCTCTCAGAAGCCCTCTGAGGCCTCTTTGATAGAGTTTCAGTATCGGTGCCTCGATATCCGTAAGAAACGCTTAGGGTGCAGTTTACAAGCAATAGCGAGAAATTTTGATATTGAGCATAATTACGATAAATTACATGATGCGTTAGTAGATTTAGATCTAAATTTAAAGGTGTGGAACAAATTAAAATGGCAATTAGAAGTATGAGCAATTTAACTAAAAACTTTAAAAAATATGACCTCGACATTAAGGGGGTAAGGCTCCCTTCGTTTGAGATTTCTCCAGAAGAGAAGGAGAGAGTGGGCACAAAAAAAGATTGTGATAACCTTACCTTCTTGACCGCCCTCTGCGACAATCAACTGAAGATAATCAAGAAGAAAGTCACGCCCGAAAAATACACCGAGTATGTTAAGAGGACTAAATATGAACTTAAAATATTAAATGAATTAAGTTTTGTTGATTATATTCTTCTTGTTTGGGATGTCATTAACTTTTGCAAAAATGAAGAGGTAGCAACAGGAATGGGTCGGGGAAGTGCCGCAGGAAGCCTTGTGCTTTATTTAATTGGGGTGACACGCATCAACCCAATCGTTAATGACTTATATTTCGAGAGATTTGTTTCCAAGGTCCGAGCTAAAAAGCAGGTAGTAGATGGAGTAACTTATCTCGACGGGGCGTTGATGGCAGATATCGATCTTGATATTTGTTACTATGATCGTGATAAGGTTTTAAAATATTTAGGAGAAAAATTCAAAGGAAAAACTTCTAAGATTCTTACCCTTAATACCCTAAGCGGTAAGCTTGTGATTAAGGAGTGCGGAAAAATCGTAGGAGACCTAGAAGAGCAAGAAGTAAACAAAGTATCTAACATGATTCCTAAAAAGTATGGAAACGTCAAAGATATTTACGAGGCATACAGCGAAAATAGCCTAACTGAAGACGGGGAAGATACCGGAGAAGCTCTCTTGCCTGATTTCAGAAACTGGTGTGATGAAAATCCACAGATTTTTAAAACCGCTTGTAAATTAAGGGGCTTAATTAAAAATAAAAGCGTCCACCCCTCAGCGGTTCTACTTTCTCATGAGGAGTTAGAAAATAATTGCCCGACTGAGCTTGACTCTGCCAAGGAAAGTCTTGTTTCATCCTATGATGCAACTTGGGTTTCCATGTTCAACGTAAAATTAGACATCCTAGGTTTACGGGGGGTGTCCGTTGTTGACCAAACCCTTAAAAACATAAAAGAAATTCACGGTAAAGACTTAAAACAGCGTGAAATTTTAAATAAATACGCTGACACTGAAAATTTATGGCGTCACCTTGATGATTTACGTCAAAGGCACGGTCTTTTTCACATCGAAGCAGATACCGCTTACAAGGTATGCCGAAAAGTAAAACCAGAAAGCGTAGACCAACTGAGTGCGGTTCTAGCCCTAGCTAGGCCCGGAGCAATTGATTTCACAGAGCAGTATGCGGATGCAATCAATAATAATATAGATGTCAGCATTCACCCCTTCTTTGACGATATTTTATCATCAACAGGTGGAGTAGCCCTTTATCAAGAGCAGCTAATGAAAATGGCTCACAAGATGGGCTTTTCACTTGATGACGCTGAATTACTACGTCGGATCGTGGGTAAAAAGAAGGTCAGCGAAGTTAAGAAGTGGCAAAAAAAAGTTCGCAAGCTAGTTCAAAAAAACGAACAGCTACAAGTTAAAAACAGCCTCGAAAAAGACGCTGGTGAAGTTTTTTGGAAAATTCTTGAGGACTCAGCTAATTACAGCTTTAATAAGTCCCACTCCATCTCCTACGCATCTCTATCAGCAGTAACCGTTTATTTAAAATTTAATTACCCAAAAGAATTTTTCTTAAGCTTACTACAGATGACCAAGTACGAGCCAGATCCAATGGCTGAAATTGCAAAAATACAAAAAGAATTGGATTGCTTTGGTATCAAACTATTACCTCCTCATATTTTAAAGTCCAAACAAGACTTTTCCATTGAAGGGGGTGACCTGCGATTCGGACTAAGTTCTATTCGTGGTGTGTCAGGAACCACAATGGAAAAAATTGATGACTTTCGTACAGATGAGGGCTACAAATCCCTAAATAAATTTGAGGTATTTTTAACTGCCAAAGAAGCTGGCATAAACATTGGAGTCCTTTCAGCACTGATCCAAGCTGGGGCACTTGAAGGCTTTAGTGCGACACGAACCAGACTCGTTTATGAAGCCCAAATGTGGAATCTTCTAACAGATCGAGAGAAACAATATATCTGTGCTAATGACTTTAAAATTGCAAAAGAAAAAAAATTCGACCTTAGGGAAATTCTTTATTACTTAGATAAAGAAGCTAAGACAGACAAGGGTAAGAACTTCTTACGAGAGACACGACTAAATACCCTTAGGAAAAAGTCTACACCTTATGCGGAAATCTTCAGAATGAATAGTAAAAATGAAGACCTCGCTAACTGGTATTATGAAAAACATTTTCTTGGGTATTCATATCATACAACTCTAGAAAAATTATTTAATATAAATCTAAACCTAAGAGACGTAGAAGAGTCGTTGGTAGACCGAACCGTGGAATATGCGGGGTGGGTAGAAGACTGTGCCAAGAGGAAATCAAAGAATGGAAATGCCTATCAACAACTCATCCTTTCTGATGAGAAGGCTGAAATGAGAACGATGATCTTTACAAAAAAGATGGAAGCTTGCGAAGAAAATAATGGTCGCCTCCCTAAAAAGGGAGACATAGTTATCGTAAATGGAACAAAGAAAGATGGGGTAGTCTTTGCAAATACTATTGAAATTCCTAATGTAAAAATTTATACTAAATTATCAGATCTTAAGGGATGAGATTTCTTGTTACAGGAGGAGCGGGGTTTATTGGGAGTAATATAGTTGATACTCTCTTGCATCATGCCAGTAATGTGGCGTGTGTCGATAATGAATCCGCTGATAGCAATTCTGAATTTTATTGGAATAAAAATGCAAAAAATTATCCCATAGACATTAATGATTACAATGCTCTTAGATGGGTGTTTAAGCATGAAAAGCCTGAAACCGTATTTCACACCGCAGCTGAGGCGAGAATTCAACCCACGGTTAATGACCCTCAACAAGCGTGTCTGACTAATTTTGTAGGAACCTGTAATGTCCTGCAAGCGTGTCGTGAATTCGGAGTGAGAAGACTCATCTATTCTTCCACTTCTTCAGCTTATGGTCTAAAAAACATTCCCCCGCTTCGAGAAGATATGCCTAGGGATTGCCTAAATCCTTATTCAGTATCCAAATCTGCTGGAGAAGACTTATGCAAAGTTTATTACAAAATTTATGGTGTAGAAACAGTTATCTTAAGATATTTTAATGTGTATGGAGATCGAGAGCCTACAAGGGGTCAATACGCCCCTGTTATTGGTCTTTTTCTTAGGCAAAAAAGAGATGGCTTACCCATGACTATCGTGGGTGACGGTAAACAAACCAGAGATTTTACCAATGTCAAGGACGTTGTAGATGCTAACATCTTAGCTGCCTTAGGTCATAGTAAAGAATTTCTTGGGGAAGTATTGAACATTGGAACGGGACGCAGCTACTCAATCTTAGAAATCTCTCAAATGATCGGGGGGAAAACCACTCATCTCCCAGAGCGACTCGGGGAAGCTCGAGAGACTCTGGCTGATAACTCTAAAGCAAAAAATTTAATGGGCTGGGAACCCAAGGTAGACTTAAAAAGCTATTTAAAAAATCTTGACTTTTAACCAATAAACACTAAAATAAATATATGATACAATTCTATAAACCGAACAAGTCTGTGACAGGAAACGCCTGTTCTTTCTGGCTAAACAGGGATGGCTCTATTATGTCATCCATGATCAAACAAGACTCTTGGAACGAGCAAAAAAGGGTAGGCTCATTTAGCAAAAATAAAGACAACCCCCAAAAAAGAGTAATTACTAAACTTAGTCGAGTTGAGGTTGCCGGAATTATTGATTCTATTGAGAGTAATCGAGAGTTCTCTGCATACCACAGAAGCCAAAAGCAAGTTCTCCAAATTAAATTTTGCCCTTATATGAGAGAGGGTAAGCAGGTTGGGTTTTCTTTTTCTATCAATAAACAAGATGTAGAAGACTCGACTAATAAAAGCTCTTTCGTAATTGGCTTTTATTTTCCAGAAGCTCGTTTGCTTCGTCACGACCTTGAAAGTTTTCTAGACAAAACGCTGAGTACGCAGGATTATACCCAAGAACAAAAGCCGAGTGTCGATAAGACGGCTAAAGAGCCTAGCCAAGAAGACTCAGGAAGTCCATTTGAAAATAGCGAAATTTTTTAATGTCTAAAAAGAAAAAAATAGTTTTTCAGAGCGATTATGCTTTGGCTAAAACCGGTTTTGGAAGAAATGCCAAGGCGATTTTATCTTATTTATATAAAACAAATAAATATGATATTGTCCATTACTGCTGCGGCATGAACTGGTCTAATCCCGAACTAAAACGAACCCCTTGGAAATCGGTTGGCTGTCTTCCTGACAACCCCCAAGAAATCCAGCACCTTAACCGAGACCCCGGACTAGCTAGGGCTGCTAATTATGGCTCTCACTATCTTGATCGCATAATTGAAGAAGAAGAACCTGATATTTATATTGCAGTTCAAGATATTTGGGGGGTTGATTTTGCTGTGGGGCGACGCTGGTTTAAAAAAATTAATTCCATAATTTGGACTACCCTTGACTCCCTACCGATCTTACCCACTGCCACCGATAGGGCATCTGAAATTGAAAATTATTGGATATGGAGCAATTTTGCTACCAAGGAGATGCATAAACTTGGCCACAAGCAAGTCAAAACCGTTCATGGTGCAGTTGAGGATAGTTGCTTTTTTAGAATTGAAGATGAAAAGCGCCAACAATTAAGAAGTAAATTTAATATTTCCCCAGATACTTTTGTGGTTGGATTTGTTTTTCGAAATCAATTAAGAAAATCTGTTCCTAATTTATTAGAGGGTTATAAATTATGGAAAACAAAAAGTAAAATTAAATCCCCCACCAAACTGCTTCTTCACACCCACTTTGGAGAGGGATGGGGTATTATGAAGCTCGCAAAAGAGTACGGCATCCCCGAGTCCGAAATCCTTACCACTTATGTGTGTAAGGACTGTGGAAATTACGAAGTTAAAAGCTTCACCGGTCAAGATTTAACCTGTCCTTCATGTGGTTCTGAAAAAGGACAAATTACTACCAATGTAAATACGGGTATTACAGAAAAAGAATTAAATGAAGTTTATAATTTAATGGATGTATATTGCCATCCATTTACTTCGGGCGGTCAAGAAATTCCCATACAAGAAGCAAAGTTTGCTGAGCTTATAACTTTGGTAACCAACTATAGTTGTGGACAAGAGATGTGCGAGGACGATGCTTACTCATTGCCCCTTGAATGGACAGAGTACAGAGAGCATGGCACGGAGTTTATTAAAGCTTCCACCTCTCCCCTTTCAATCTCTAAAAATCTACAAAATGTTTTCACCATGAAACCAGAAAGGCGGGCAGAATGGGGAAAGAAGGCGCGTCAGTGGGCTCTTAAAAATTTTTCTACTAAGGCTGTGGGCAAAATTATTGAAGAACAACTCGACACTATGCCCATCATCAAATATGACTTTTCTTTCGAAGAAGAAACTAAGAATCCAAACGCTGAATTAAAAGATATCGCAGACAATTCCGAGTGGTTAATCCATCTATATAAAGAAATTTTAAAAATGGATGTTGATGACCAAGATAGCGGTCATCAATATTGGATGCAAGAAATTGGAAAAGACGTTCCCCGCGCAACTATCGTGGATTATTTTCGTAGAGTGGCAATACAAGATAATCAAAAAAATCAAAAAGTTGAGTTTTCTGAAGTTCTAGATAAAGATGACGAGGGGAAAAGGTTGCTGTATGTGATGCCTGAAAGTATTGGGGACATATATCTCTCCACAAGCCTTTTTAAATCTGCAAAAGAACTTTATCCAGATTACAATCTATATGTAGCTGTTAAAGAGCAGTATTTTGATATTCTGGACGGTAACCCTTTTGTTCATAAGGTTATTCCTTACATTCCCCAAATGGACAGTCTACCTTGGTTAGAGGGGCAGGGTAAGAACAAGGGGTTCTTTGAAATTGCCTTTCTGCCTTATGGAACAACGCAAAAATTCTTGACCTATCTTCATAACGGGAAAGATAAAATTGCCTACAAAGACTATAAATACGATTAACCATGCACCTTGTTGAAACATATGCTTTAAATTGTGGCCTTAAAATAGATAAGCCATATATTATCGAAAAATTTTTTCCATTAGATACGGAAAGGTTTATTACATTGCACCCGAACAGTAAATACCCTTCAAAATGCTATGATTATTGGCAGGACGTGGTGGACATCTTGCTCCCTGTGTTGGAAAAAGAAAACATTAAAATTCTCCAGATCGGCGTTAAAGAGGATATACCCCTGAAGGGATGCCTACATTCTCAGGGGCAAGCGAACCTAAACCAAACTGCTTATTTTTTATCAAAATGTATGCTTCATCTTGGTGTGGATAGCTTCCCGGCCCACGTGGCATCTGGATTTGATAAAAAAATAGTTTGCCTTTATTCCAATAACTATGCCGCCAACTGCAGCCCATATTGGAGTCGCCAAGAAGATATAGCTCTCTTTGAACCCCTTCGGGAAAATGGAGAAAAGCCCTCCTTTTCTGCCGAGGAAGACCCCAAGAGCATAAACGAATTTAATCCAGAAGACATTGCTGAAGCGGTTTTAAATCTTTTAAATATTAAAAGTAATAAAAATTTAAAAACGATCAGAAAGGGGTCCTTTTACAATCATTCGATAGTAGAACTGGTGCCGGACTGCGTAGCTAACATAAGCTCAATGAATATAGAGTCTATCATTGTCAGGATGGATTTAGAATTTAACGAGGAAGCATTAGCTACCCAGCTTTCGATGGGAAAATGCTCCATCATTACCACAAAACCCATAAAATTTGAAATTTTAAACCAATTTAAAGAAAACATAAAAGAATTTGTATATTTTATAGAAGAGGGTCATGATCCAGAGTTTATATCAGAAGTGGTAAAAACTGGTTTCCCAGTTATTTTGATGAGCGAGATGGAAGATAAAAAAATCGAAGAAGCTAAAATTGATTACATGGATATTGGTATCATTCAAAGTCCACCAACGGCTCTTGAAGAAGACATCCAAGAAGTAAAAAACCAAAAAGATAAAAATCTTTTTTACAAATCCAAAAGAGTATTAATTAGCAAGGGGAAAACTTATAAATCTGAAGCCGCATGGAAAAAAGGACTCCACAGCGACCCAAATGACCCCTCCCCGTTACCCATTGTTGATAGCCCCGAATTCTGGGAAGCTCTGGATGAATATTACATTCTAGCAAAGAAAACTTGACAAATAGATTAAGAAGAGCTATCCTTTGTATATGGTAGCTAAGAAAAAATCAAAGTGTACGCCCCCGAAGTCCATTAAGCGCAATGAGCATGGCTTAATTCAGGACGTTGATTATATTTTTAATGAGGATGGTTTTATCGATTGGCGTTCTATGCTAAAAGATAAATGGCTTTATCCCAACCCAAGCAAAAAACTTAATACAAGTGAAGTTTCCAAGCTTCATGACCGCGACCTTTGTATCCTTTTGGGCGGAATAAAAGAACTTGCTCAGATTCGTGGCTTCACGAATGTAAAATACTCCCTACACAGTCCTTCCCCTGACTATGTAGTCGCCTCTTGTGAAATAAGTTGGATTCCAAATTATGAAACAGAAGGCAGTGAAGTCGTATTTTCATCTGTAGGAGATGCCGGACCACACAACACTCATGGTTTTGGTCAGAGCTTCCTTGGACCCATTGCCGAAAATAGAGCTTTTGTTCGGTGCGTTCGTAACTTTCTAAAAATTAATGTTGTCGCCCAAGATGAGATTGCAGTTAATCCAACAGCCCCACAAAGAGCCCAAGCGGAGACTACAACTATAGACATTTCTGATCCAAAAGCCCTTCTGTCTAAGCTTATGGGTGAAAAAAATATCAATTTCACCCAAATAAAAACAAAACTAGAAAAAGAAGATTACCCTAACGCAGAAGACTTTTCTTCAGTAAGTGATATCCCCAATATTAAGATATTTGAATTATTAGATAGAATTCAAAAAATTAAGACTTAGGAAAATCTTCCTTTGTCTTCATTATAAAATCATTTAATTCATTTAATTTTTCTGGCCTACCCATAGCATTTTCGGTGAGGGCTTCGAACTGCTTCGTGATGGGCCAGTGTTCAATAATCTGCGACTGCCTCATCCCCACGGCGCGCTCGTCGGCTATTTCAGTTTGAACCCCTCCGTCTTCGCTGTGTGCTACAAGCTCTTCGTAAGACGGCTTGGGAATGCTGTTTTCCGCAGACCACTCTAAAGTACCGTAGTCGTTATTTTTTATAGACCATTGGTATTCGCTATATTTGTGTGCTAGGATGTCTTCTATGTCTGGATTCATTTTTTACCACCTTGATCCTGTCGGGTGAGGTTTAATTTCTGATATTAGAAACGATGAAACAGCCGCATCGCCCAAATAACCTGATGCATAAGGATATATATCTGGCCATGATTGCATTCTATTTATATATAAAATTGGACTATATCCCCTCGTTGATCTGCGTCCCACCCTTATTTTATAAGTGTGAAGGTCCGTGTCTTCAGCCCTGTGGAAGTATTTCA